TCTGGGGCGGGAATGACAAAGGCTGGGGTTGCTCGTTATCGAAGAGAAAATCCAGGCAGTAAATTAAAAACTGCTGTTACTGGTAAAGTTAAAGCTGGGAGTAAGGCAGCGAAAAGAAGAAAGTCATTTTGTGCAAGAAGTGCAGGTCAGATGAAAAAGTTTCCTAAAGCAGCCAAGAATCCTAATAGTAGGTTAAGACAAGCAAGAAGAAGATGGAAATGTTAAATATAAAACAAATAATTACAGGTGTTATTGTGACTTCAGCGACTGGAGCCATAGCATGGATATGCTTAACACTGATTAATGTAGACAAAAGAACTGCAATTACTGAAATAAAAGTCAAAGAAAACAACAAAATGATAACAGTGTTGTGGGCAGATTTTATGAAAAGAAAGGGTGAGGATGGCAATCTCGCGGGGATCGATGTCAAAACAGATCACAAAATCTCCTGGAAAACGCTCCTCAAAGTGGAGTAGTGCTAGGAAGAGGCGGATCGATTGTAAACGACCTAAAGGGTTTTCTGAAAGAGCACATTGTGCCTCTAAAAAAAGGAGAAGTCGTAAGGGGTGAACCAATTAAAGTATGCCACAAATGTAAGAAAAAAGAATTTTTTTGCACTTGTTGGAAAATAAAGAAAGGAAGATATTATGCCTAAAGACGCATGTTACCATAAAGTAAAAGCTAGATATAAGGTTTTTCCATCAGCGTATGCCTCAGGTGCCATCGCAAAGTGTAGAAAAGTCGGTGCAGCCAACTATGGAACTGGTGGTAAAAAGAAGAAAAAAGCAGACGGTGGTCTCATGGCTGCTATTAAAAAAGTAGATAGACAACAATCAATGAAAGCAAAAGAGGGTGCAGTCGTTAGAAGAACTAAACGAAAGTCTAGTAATCCTAATATAGCTAGAGGTTGTGGAGCTATAATGTCAAACAGAAGAAAGAAAACAAAGTATTCGTAATGGCAGTTCGAAAGACAAAAAAGGGTCTAGCACTTAAAAGGTGGTTTAAAGAAGATTGGAAAGATGTCAAGACTGGCAAACCATGTGGTCGTCAAAAGGGTGAAAAGCGAGGAACTCCGTATTGTAGACCAAGTAAAAGAATTAGTTCTAAAACTCCAAAGACTACTAAGGAGATGACAGCTAAAGAAAAAAGAAGTAGAATAAGTCAAAAGAATCGGTTAGGGCAACCTGCTGGTAAACCAAGAAGAGTGAAATCATTAACTAGAAAAAGGAGAAAATGATGCCAACTAGACTAAAAGACCCAAGAATCAAAGACCCTACTAAGGGTATAAAGAAAAAACCAGTCTCACCTAAAAAACAAATTAGAACACCATCTCATGGTGGTAAAAAAATGATGGGTGGTGGAACTATGAGAAAGCCAATGATGGCTAAAAGAGGTAAAACTGTAAAGATACCAGCTATTACACCAAAAAAAGGCATTGGTAAAGCAGGCACTGGTAAAAAAGGTGTGTCTTTAAAAGCTGGATTTAAAAAGCTAAAAAGAGGTGGTAAAGCCTAATGGCGACTTCAAACTCAAGAGATTTTGATTTAGATGTAGCAGAGCTTATCGAAGAAGCCTACGAAAGATGTGGCTTAGAGATGAGAACTGGTTATGATGCTAGAACAGCCAGACGTTCCTTGAATCTTATGTTTGCTGATTGGGCAAACAGAGGTCTTAATTTATGGACTGTAACACAAGAAACAAAGGCAGTAACATCTGGCACAGCAGTCTATACATTAGATAGTGAGTTTGTAGATTTATTAGAAGTCGTACTACGAAATAGTTCTGGTACAGATTTTACTCTTACACAGATGAGTCGTGGTGAGTATTTAAGAATACCAAACAAAGATAATAGTGGACAACCAAGTCAGTATTTCTTTGATAGACAGATCACTCCCACGATTACATTGTGGTCAACACCAGATACTTCTTACACATTGGTGTATTATTATGTAAGAAGAATCCAAGATGCAGATAGTTTAGTTAATACAACGGATGCACCATTTAGGTTTTTACCATGTATGGCAGCTGGTCTGGCGTATTATATATCTATGAAAAAAGCACCAGATAGAATACAGATACTAAAGGCAGTCTATGAAGAGGAGTTTCAAAGAGCAGCTTCTGAAGATGCTAACAGTACACCACTTAAACTAACACCGAATATATCTTACTTGAGGTACTAATGGCTGATTATAAAAAAGAAGTAAAAAAAATAAAAAAGAAAAATAAGCCTTTGTCTATAACGGGTGCAGGGTTTTCTCCACAACGAATGATAGCAAGAGCTATAGAAAACAAAAGAAGAAAAAAACAAAGTAAGAAAGAAATAGACGCTTTACCTATGAAAGTAGATGATTTTCAAGAAGACCACGAAATAAGAAAAATTAAAAAAAGATTAAACCTTGCTAAAGGTGGAGTTGCTCGTGGAAGAGGTGGAACATTTAAAGGATTGTACTAATGGCTAGGTACGCAAGTGGTAGAAAAGCGTGGGGTTATTCAGATCGATCTGGCTTTCGTTACCGTCTTCGTGAGATGAGAAAAGAATGGAACGGATTAAAAGTAGGTCCAGACGAGTATGAAGCTAAACATCCACAGTTAGAACCTAACTATCCAGGTCCAGATCCTACAGCATTATACGAACCAAGACCAAATCAAGATACAGACTTAACCGCATTTGTGGTATACACTAACGCTGGAGATGGTATAATAGGAAAGAAGTTAACAAATTTTACGGCTACAACTAGCCTTGGAACAGTAACAGTGAGTACAACATGAGCTTTACATTAACCACTTTAACTCAATCTATTAAAGACTGGACAGAGAATGATGAGTCTACATTTACGGCAGAGATACCTTTTTTCATAAGTAATGCAGAAGAAAGAATATTTAAGTCTGTTGATTTAGATTATTTTAGAAAAAATGTTACTGGTTCTATGACATCTGGTAATAAATTTTTGCAAAAGCCTTCTGATTATTTAGCTGCACATTCCTTATCTTATGTTAACACTAGCAGTGAAAATGTTTTTTTATTACAAAAAGACGTAAACTTTATTCAAGAATACACTGCTAATCCAGCTACAACTGGAGAACCAATTTATTATGCACAATTTGATGTAGATAATTTTATTGTTGCTCCGACACCAAACGCAGATTTAGCGGTAGAGCTACATTATTATTATAGACCTGCTTCTTTAAATACAGATGATTCTGGAACAACATGGATTAGCACAAATGCACCAGATGCTTTACTTTATGCCTCTCTTGTTGAAGCGTATACTTTTATGAAAGGTGAAGCAGATCTTGTTCAACTATATAACACAAGATACACAGAAGCCTTAAGTAGACTTAAGACATACGCAGAGGGTAGAAACTATTCAGACTCTTACAGAGATGGATTAGTTAGAGTTCCTAAAACTTGACATTTATAAGATAAAATTTATAGTATCTTATATGAAAGACAAAAGCGTAGCTATCGTTGCTTTAGGAAATAGTTTCAACGAATACATATTAGCAAAGATTAGAAGTGAAAAATTTGACGAAGTTTGGGCAATTAACTCTATGTCTGGAGTTATCTACCATGATAAGTGTTTTATGATGGATCCACCATCAAGATTTCTAGACACACCAAACGCTGGTAAACAAACGAATATTATGGCAGATAGATTAAAGTCAAAGATAAATGTCCCTATCTTTTCTTGTTGTTTAGACGAAAGATGTCCAGATGTTGTTGAGTTTCCATTACATGAAGTTATACATAAAACTGGTTATGCTTATTTAAACAACACAGTGGCATACGCTTTCGCATACGCTATAGCACAAGGAGTATCAGACATGCACATATACGGTGTGGACTTTACTCACAAAGATGTAGCTTTTGCAGAGGCGGGCAGAGCTTGTTGTGAGTTTTGGTTAGCTATTGCAGTTTCAAAAGGTATAAAAATACATATTGCACATAGTTCTTCTTTACTCGACATGAATGTTCCAGCCGATCAAAAGTTGTACGGATACCACAGATTAGACGATCCTCTTGTGTCTACTGCTACAAATGGTAGTATGTTAATCACCAAAAAATCTAAACTTGAACCACCAGAGCCTCTAGACTCAAAATCTAATCTAATAGGAAGAGAAGATATTCCAGGTGTTTCTTATGAAAAGGAAGAAAAATAATGCAAAATATATTTGCACCTTGGTTGCTAAAAATTTCTGTTGGTAACACAGAAGAAATAAATAAACGTATATGCGATAAAATAATAACTCATCTTGATGATAGTCAGTATGATTCTAATTTTTGGAATTGTAATGTTTGGACATCTTTTAAACAACAAGATTTCTGTAAAGAAGAACAAAACATTTTAAATCAAATGGTTAGTAAACCGTTACAAGATATAATAAAACATTTTAATTATTCTGCAAAACAACTTAAAATAGAAAGTTGGTTCAACGCATATAAAGAATTTCAATGGCAAGAGTTTCACAATCATTTACCTTCTTTATTCAGTGGTGTTTATTTTGTATCGTTTGACGAAGAAACACATGGTGGACTATCTTTTAAAAATCCAATACCTCAATGGAGATGTTCTTTGATAGCTAATCCTAATTTAGATTTAGACGCATCAAATGATTTATTATATAAAGAAGAATTTGTTCCTCAAATTAAAGAGAGTGATTTGATTATATTTCCATCTGGATTAGATCATGGAGTAAAATTAAGTAAGAAAAAACCTAGTAAAATAAGAATTACATATTCTTTTAATGTTATGTGTAAGGAGTAAATATGTTTAATGTGGGCGTATCACAAGCTGGAAAAGTGAATGTTATGACCTCCAACAAAGGTGGTTTGACAAATGAACAGATTGCAGATTTAGCTGTAGATAAGATAGTTAGTATATCGGATCAAGCACCAGCACATGTAAGACAACAAGCCAATCAATTTAGAGAACATCTCAAAAATGTTTTATATCATTATCTTGTCTTGGCAAGAAAAGAGGAACGTGGTACTATCATTCAAGCCTTGAGATCAAGTGGTCAAAAGGAAACGGCTGAATATATAAGGAGACTCTAATATGGCTATAGCACAAGCAATGTGTACTTCCTTCAAACAAGAGTTACTAGAAGGCGTACACAACTTTAAAAACTCTGGTGGAGATACTTTTAAGTTAGCTCTATACGCAGAAGGTGGTGGTGGTAAATCATCAACAACTGCAACACTAGGAGCGACCACAACTGCATTTACTACAACTGGTGAAGTTGCAAACAGTGGTTCGTACAGTTCTGGTGGCGGCACTTTAACAAGAGTAGATCCAACCACATCTGGAACAACAGCGTTTACAGACTTTGCTGATTTAAGTTTTACAACAGCAACGATTACTGCAATGGGAGCTTTAATTTATAATAGTTCTGATAGTAACAAAGCTGTTTGTGTACTAGATTTTACATCTAATAAATCATCTACATCTGGAACTTTTACAATACAATTTCCTACTGCTGACGCTTCAAACGCTATCATTCGTATAGCATAAGGAGTCCACGATGGCTAACATCGGTTGGGGTCAAGGCACTTGGGGTAATAACAAGTGGGGTGGTCAACTAGACGTTAGTTTTAGCGTCACTGGTTTTGAAGCCACCACATCACTTGGTGACGAAGGAATTTTTATTCAGAATGTTGCAGAACCTACTGGCGTATCTGCTACTGCAACTTTAGGTTTTGATCCTACAACAGATTTAATTATACCAGTTACTTTTTCTGTCACTGGTGTATCTGCTACTGCTGGATTTTTATCTGGTTGGGGTAGTTCTGCTTGGGATTCTGGAGTATGGGGCGGTGGTGTATTCGCAGATGTTGGACAAATAATTGTTCCAACTGGACAATCTGCACAAACTCTTGTTCAAAGTGTTACTATAATTAGCTCTGTAACATTCTCTGTCACTGGAGTACAAGCCTCTGGTGATGTTGGAGATGAAGACACTGTACCACAAAACAAAGTATCTGTAACACTACCTGCTTTGACTGGTTCTATTGGTAGTTCAACACTTACTGGAACTGGAACATTTAGCCTAACTGGAACATCAACCTCTTTGCTTTTAAGTGGTTACTCTGATTCAACTATAACTTTTACTGTAACTGTAGTAAGTGGTAATCCTTCAAATCATCCTTATCACAATTTTGGATCAACTAATAAATATGCCATAAATGGATCAACCGCAACGTCAGATGTTACTCTAGAACTTTTTGAAGGAAACACTTATCGTTTTGATCAAAGCGATAGCAGTAACTCTGGTCATCCGATAGCATTTTCAGAAACTGCAAATGGAACACATGGTGGTGGCACGGCATATACACTTACGGAAGGAGTAACAACAAGTGGCACGGCAGGACAAGCTGGAGCCTATACGGAAATCGTTATATCAGAAAACACACCTACCTTATATTACTATTGTCAAAACCACTCAGGGATGGGTTGGACTGCGAACACTCCGATAGTATTCAGAGTAGCGACTACGACTGGAGCACCAACTACTGGCAACGTAGGTACAACAGCATTAGGTGATGAAACTGTTATAGGAGGTGCAGATGTTGGAGTAACTTTAGCAGGGTTAAGTATTTCTGTCGGAGCACTTGCAATATCGGGTACATCTGTGTTATCTTTAACAGGTGTTAGTGGAACTGGTGCGACTGGTGAAGAACAAGTTTACGGTATTATTAGACCAGATCAACTGGCAAATTGGATTGAAAGGGTGGCGTAATGGCAACATATGTTAATAATCTTAGGCTTAAAGAAATAGCAACTGGTGATGAATCAGGAACATGGGGTACTTCAACCAATACAAATCTTGAATTAATTGGTGAAGCACTAGGTTTTGGTACAGAAGCCATAACCACAAATGCTGATACACATACTACGACTGTAGCAGATGGATCGGCAGATGAGGGCAGAGCCATGTATATTAAATATACTGGTACATTAGATTCTGCATGTACAATAACCATAGGTCCAAATACTTTAAAAAGAGTTCACATGATTGAGAACGCTACAAGTGGGTCACAAAATATAATTATATCACAAGGTTCTGGTGCAAATGTAACCATAGGACCTGGCGATACAAAGGTTGTTTATCTTGATGGTGCAGGTTCTGGTGCTGCTGTCGTGGATGCTTTTGTAGATTTAGATTTATCTGGTGGATCTGTAAATGTTAGCACAGTTAAAACTAATTCTGGAGACATGACATTTGATTCGGCTGGAGACATTGTGCTTGATGCAGATGGTGCAGATCTTATATTCAAAGATGGTGGCACAACAATCGCAAAATTTATAAACTCATCCAGTGATTTTGTAATAGCTACGGATGTTGATGATAAAGATTTTATTATAAAAGGACAAGATTCAACAAGTGAGATAACAGCTTTGACCATAGATATGTCTGCTGCTGGAGCCGCTACATTTAACAATGATGTAACTGCTTTTTCTGATGAAAGATTAAAAGAAGATATACAACCTATTACTGGTGGTCTTGAAAAAGTTATGCAATTACAAGGTGTAACTTATAAAAGAAAAGATGTAACTGATCCGAAGACACAAATAGGTGTGATAGCACAACAGGTTGAACCTATCTTACCAGAGGTTGTTTTAACAGCTGAAGATGAAATGGGAACAAAATCAGTTGACTATGCTAAAATGACGGCTGTATTGATTGAAGCAGTCAAGGAATTAAAACAAGAAGTAACACAACTTAAACAACAGATTAACAACGGAGGCTAATGAGTGGCAATACCAAGTTCTGGACAATCACTATCTTTTTCTGCGTTAAGAACCGAGTTTGTCGGTGGTTCTAGTTCTATAGGTTTAGGCGATCTTTATAGAGGTGGCTCTAATATTTTAAAAAAAGCTGGAGATAATCAAGCTACTAATCTCGCTGCATCTGTTGCTACATCTGGAGCTTTGTCTACCAGTGATTTCTACGACCAAGCTAAAGGATTTACCTTTACTTATACTACAGCTGGTCTAGGTGCTACGAGTGCGACAGATCAAAATGTTTCTACGTTATTTGGTGATGACTATGATGTAAACTATCCAAAGAATGTTATCATTCCATCTGATATAACTTTAGGAACAAACAACACAGCAGAGTTTGCATTAGAAGTTGACGCTGGTGGTGCTGGAACAATTACCATAACAAACAACGGTGTTATCATGGGCGCTGGTGGTGCAGGTGGATCGGCTGGATCGGCTGGATCTAGTGGTGCAGGTGGAGACGGATCGGCTGGATCCGCAGGTGGTGATGCTATCAAAGTTGCCACAGATTGTACTATTGTTAACAATGGCAGTATTCACGCAGGTGGAGGCGGTGGCTCTGGTGGTGGAGGCGGCGGTCAAGGTGGCGGTCTTAATCAACAACAACAGACAACTGGTCAAGAAGGTCCGAGGTGGCAAAGATCAGCTCCAGGTTATTTAGTTTCAAATGTTTATGTTGGAAACCAATATTCATATTCTTATTATCGTTGGGGAAGCACAAACTTTTCACCTATTCCACAAGCAACATCAACAACTCAAGGTCAGTACACTTATTATAGAGGTCCTTATCAAGATCAATATACTGATTCTCAGAACCCACCTAATTATCAAAGGTTTCATCAAATATATAGAACCTTTCCTCAACAACAACAGACTCAAGCTAGTGGTCACTCAGGAGGTGCTGGAGGTGCTGGAGGTTTAGGTAGAGGTTTTAATAATCAACCAGGAGGAGATTCTGGAGCAAGTGGTGCTTCTGGATCAACTGGACAAGCTGGAAATGGTGGTGCTGGAGGTAATGGTGGCGCTGGTGGCGGCTTTGCTGAAGATGGATCAGGAGGTCAAGCTGGTCAAGCTGGGACAAACTCTTCATCAAATGGTTCTGCTGGTGGATCAGCAGGAAGTGTAGGAGCTGCTGGATTAGCTATTGAAAAAGCGAGTCCAATATCTTTAACCTTTCAAAATAATGGAACGGTAAACGGAACAGTACAATCATAAGGAGAATAAATGGCAAATTCATATTCATGGACAGTAGAAAAGGTTTACACTAAAAATATTACAACTGGTGGTAAAACTTATAGTAGTGTGATAGCTAGAGTTGAAGCTACATTGAAAGCAACTTCTGGAAGCGACAGTTCAATATCAACAGATCATTTTGTAGATCTTGATATGAATACAACTGGTTTAGCTAGTAGTTTCACTGCATACGCAGATGTAAGTGAGGCTAATGTTAAAACTTGGATTGAGTCAAGATTAAATGCTACAACATTGGCATCAATTAAAAGTCACATGGATAATGAAATTACTTTTCTAGAAAATGTCAATGGTGCTACTGCTCAAGGATCAACAGATTCTGAGGGTAACTTCACTGCAAGTTTTCCTTGGTCGTAAATCTAGAAGCTAGAGTTCTAAATGAACTTAAAGAACTTACCGAAAGTTTATCAAAACCTAATTTAGAACATAACAACATTCCAAAGTGTCCATATGCAGAAGAGGAATGGAACAAAGAACGAGTTCCAGTTTTTTTTAAATATGATGATGACGATTCTATTTTTTTAGAAAAAGCAAAAGAGTTAATAAATAAAAAGTTAGATGTAAGTATAATTATTGATTTTAATTTTGATTCAAATGTAAAAAAATATAGTGATAAATTTAAACAACTAAACGAGTCTATATCAAACGGTCTTTTGAATACTAAAGATATTTATTTTATGACATCGCATCCGTATCAAACTGAGGGTGTAATTACTGGATGTGAGTTCAAGCACCACGGAACTGTGTTTATTCAAAGATTATCTACTCTTCAAAAATCTTCTTTTCATTTAAAAAAATTAGGTTATTATAATGATAGACATCTTTACAAAATTAAATTTGAAGATAGAGAAAACTACTACAATAAAATGATAGAACCCAAAACTAATGATGTTATTAAGTTCATAGATCCTTCTACAACCAATTATCTTTTGCATCATGTAAAACAAGTAGAGCCATTAATAGGCAAAGTGCCAGAAAATCAAGGCATACCTTTTGGTGGAACATCACAACTGCCTTATGACATTCCAATGGAAAGTCTGCTTTCGTACATTCAACCAACAGTAGAAAAAGCATACGGAAAAGAATTAATACCCACATACTCTTTTTGGAGAACATATTACAAAGGGCAGTGTTGTCCTCCTCACAAAGACAGACCAGCTTGTGAAGTGAGCGTAACATTAACTCTGGGAGCATCTGAAGAGTCTTGCTCTTGGGAGATTTTTGTAGATGGAAAAGGTTTTAAAACAATGCCTGGAGAGGGTATTATTTACAAAGGTTGTGAGCAAGAACATTGGAGAAATGATTTACAATACGATTGGCACTCTCAAGTTTTTTTACATTACGTTGAAAAACATGGGAAAAACAAAGAATACGCTTACGATGAAAGACCAGGACTGTACGCAAAAAAAGACTGACGAGGTAATTCCCCATGAAAAGAAACATAATAGTAGCAAAAAATGCTATAAAACCTGAAATATGTAATGCAATTGTTGATTTAGCAAAACCACATTTTCAAGAATCACAAATTGGATTTGGTGATAAAGGTGGTGTTGATCATAATATTAGAAGAAGTGAAACCTTTTGGATAAATAGTTTTGTTCAACATCTTGAAATTTATCAACCTATAATAGAGCTTGTAAGACAAGTAAATCAACAGTTTTATGGTTTTGATTTAGTTAATCCTGAAGCTCTACAAGTAACAAAATATGATGAAAAAAATCGAGGGTTTTACAAACCTCATATTGATGGAGTATACGATGACGTTCCATCAGGTGGTGTTGTTAGAAAATTGTCAATGTCTTTACAACTTACCTCTCCAGAATATTATAAAGGCGGGCGTTTTCAGTTTCCAGATGATTCAGAAAAATTTAAAGAAGAAGACTCACTTGCACAAGGCACAGTGATATTCTTTCCATCTTATATTAAACATGGAGTGACACCAGTTACTAAAGGAATCAGATATAGTCTAGTTTGTTGGTGGCTAGGTCCTCTTTTTAAATAAAGGAAAAGATATGACTTATGTAGTATATGATAATTTTTTACCTCCAAATGAATTTGGGGAATTAGCAAATATGTTAGGACCTAATGGACACTTCCCTTGGAGATTGTCGGGTAGAATAAATAATAACGATCACAAAAATGATGATATGTATTTTGCAACTTTAATGTTTCACGCATATGATGGGTACAATGATCAATGGAAGAATACAGATTATTTAGCACCATTTTTAAATTTAACCTCAAAAATGAATATATGGGGATTGCATAGAATAAAAGCCAATATGTATTTTAAAAGTCAGTCTGGGAAAGTAGAGCAACACGCAATGCACCAAGATGCACATTTTCCTCATAACGGAGCATTATTTTATTTACAAGACTGTGATGCTCCGACAATTATGGAGTGTGGTACAGAGATAGAATCAAAAGCTAATCGTTTGTTGTTTTTTGATCCCACTAAACCACACGCAAGCACCTCACCAACAAATGTTCCATTTAGAGTAACCATAAATATAAATTACTGGGGTCATGGTGTGAACGATAGATATAAACATGATATGATAAATCCAATACCAAAAATAATTGAACCTAAACCAATGTCTCGAAACAAGACAAAAGAGATTGTTGTTTCTGGTGATTAGTTTATTTAACAAAAAACCAGAAATACATATAGATTGTTTTTGTACACAAGAAACTTTGTTTGAGTTGTTTCCTATTAAATATGCTAAAGATGTTATACCATCTTGGTTTAAAAAAATCCCAACCTCAAAACAATTAGACGACATTGTTTCTTATCCAAATGTTAAAACCAGTCTTAAACATTGCACGGGAATAACTGATTTATATAAGCAAGGTTTTATTATACCTTTATGGACAGATTTTTTAATAGATACAACAGTCGAAGGGGAAGTTTTTTTTGATATAAAAGCTGGTTCAAAAAAACCTTTGGTTCATTGGGATCCAGACAATAAGTGGAAAGCGAACTCAGAGTATTTTACTATGCACAAGTTAGATAGTCCTTGGCATATTAAAACTAAACAATCTTGTAATATGTTATTTACTAATACTTTTTGGAATACTAGATTCCCTCAACTGCAAGCAGTAAATGGTGTAGTAGACTTCAAATATACTTACTCAACTAATGTTAATTTTATTTTAAGAAAAGAACCATTTCGTGTTTTATTTGAAGCAGGGACACCTTTTATACACGTTATTCCTTTAACAGAGGCAAAAATAGTTTTACATCAACATTTAGAAACGGACAGAACAAAATTTACAACTATACCTTTTTTTAGAAACCCTATAGCAAAACTTAAAAAATTGAGATAAAATAACCTATGCCTTTAATATCGTTAAAATTTAGACCAGGTATTAACAGAGAAGTAACCTCGTATTCAAACGAAGGTGGTTACTTTGATTGTGAGAAAGTAAGATTCTACGCAGGATTCCCAGAAAAAATAGGTGGATGGGTCAAACAATCTGGTAATACTTATCAAGGCACAGCTAGAGCTTTACATAATTGGGTTGCATTAGATGGATCTAATTATATGGGAGTAGGCACACATTTAAAGTATTATATAGAAGAAGGTGGTAACTTTAACGATATAACACCAGTTCGTAAAACTTCTACAAATAGTATTACTTTTTCTGCAACAAATGGTTCTGCTGAAATAACAGTAACAGATTCTACTCATGGAGCTGTTGCAAATGATTTTGTTACAATATCTGGTGCGGTTACTTTAGGAGGCAATATAACTGCCGCTGTTTTAAATACAGAACATCAAATTACATCTGTGGTAAATGCTAACTCATATAAAATAACTGTAAGTGCCACAGCTAGTGCATCTGATAGTGGTAATGGTGGTTCTGGAGTAGATGGCGTGTATCAAATAAATGTAGGTTTAGACACTACCGTTGGAGGTAATGGATGGGGGGCTGGAGGTTTTGGTGGTGTTAATGCAGATCTCTCAACTTTTGGTTGGGGTGAAGCAGCTGCAAGTGGAACGACTGCAACAATTCGTTTGTGGTCACACGATAATTTTGGTGAAGATTTATTAATTAATGCTAGGGATGGTGGTATTTTTTACTGGGATGAATCTAATGGCGTAGGTGCAGCAGCCGTGAACATAACAACTTTAGCCAATGCTTCAGACGCACCAACCATTGCAAAACAAGTTTTGGTTTCAGATATAGATAGACATATTATTGTTTTTGGAACAAATACGATTGGAACGACAACACAAGATCCTTTGCTTATTAGATTTGGAGCACAAGAATCTTTGACAGATTTTACACCAACTGCAACAAACACAGCTGGTGATTTAAGATTGAGTAGTGGCTCTACTTTTGTGCAGGCCGTAGAAACGAAGCAACAAATATTGGTTTATACAGACAGAAGTTTATTTAGTATGAGATTTATTGGACCGCCTTTTACTTTTGGTTTACAAGAGCTTTCCAAAAATATTACAATAATGAGTCCAAAAGCCGCCGTTGCTGTAGATGATGCGGTGTTTTGGATGGGTAAAGATAACTTTTACTTATATGCAGGTCAGACACAACAAATACCATGTACTGTTAGAGACAAAGTATTTTTAGATTTTAATGTTGCTCAAGCAGACAAAGTTGTTGCTGGTGTTAATTCTAAATGGGGAGAGATCTGGTGGTTTTATCCATCTGCTAGTTCTGATGAAAACGATAAATATGTCATATATAATTATTTAGAAAAAACATGGTACTACGGATCATTGTCTAGGACTGCATGGCATGATAGAGGTATCCGTCAATTTCCTATTGCAGCTAGTTCTTCTTATTTATTTGAACATGAAAACGGAAATGATGATGACGGATCTGCCATGACTGCATCCGTAGAATCTAGTCAATTAGATATTGGAGACGGATATCAGTTTAGTTTCATAAAGCAGCTTATACCAGATATTACCTTTGATGGATCTACTTCTGGTAGTCCTTCTGCTGATTTTACGTTGCAAGCAAGAAAAGGACCTGGTAGCACTTATGCCAATACCTCTGGTGGCACTAGCACAAGAACTGCGACAGCTCCAGTAGAACAATTTACAGATTTAGTAAATGTCAGACTAAGAGGGCGATCTTTTAACATGAAACTTGAATCAACGGGTCAAGGAGTAACATGGAAATTAGGCACACCAAGAGTAGATATTAGACCAGACGGGAGAAGATAATGTCTTCAAGAGATATTGCATCACCCAGACTACCTTTACCTGTAGGAGACGTAGACCAAGCGTACATTGTAGATTTAGTCAGAGCTTTAGATTTATTTATACAACAATCAGACAACCCAGGTGAGGGTAGAAACACAAAATTAGTTTTTACTGCCATGCCAACAAGTGATGTAGGTTTAGAGGTTGGAACCTTGTATAGATTCGGAAATGATGTTAAGATAAGTTTATTAAATATAGCAGGCGTTGATGGATTGACGGCAACTGCAACATTAGGTAGTGTAACTGTATCGGTATAGTAATGGGAATATTTAAAAGTTTTACAAAAATTTTAAAAAAAGCAGCTCCAATCATTGGTGGTTCAATAGGTTTTGCAATAGGTGGACCAATGGGAGCGGCTCTTGGTTCTGGAATCGGAAGTCTTGCTTCTGGAAGAGATTTAGAGGATTCATTAAAAGCGGCAGCTTTAGGTGGTATCGCTGGATATGCAGGCAGTAAATTTTTTGGGCCAGCTCAAGGAGTAGCAGAGGGAGCTAAAACAGTAGCATCATCAACACCCGCATCTTTTGGTTTTGAGGCGGCATCAAAAGTACCAGTTACTGCTGTTTCAACAACACCACTAGCCTCTCAAGGAATTATGTCTTCTTTAAAAGACTTTGCTACGTCACCTGTGGGTATCGCTAGTATTATTGGTGCTGGAGGTTTAGCGGCTGTGGGTGGAGAAGAAGAGATGGGAACCACAAAAAAACAAGCACCTTTTCCAGAAGGTAGAACAAGATTAGGGTTTGGTAGAATAGGCAATAAGTCATACAATTTAGATGATGAAGAAGAAAGAAAAACATACTTTGAAGATTTAAGAAAGAGTCAAAGAAAAGAAGAAGATGATGTAGGTATTTTTGCTCAAGGAGGAGAGGTCGATGGACCTGGGACTGGCACAAGTGATTCTGTCCCAGCTATGTTATCTGATGGTGAGTTTGTACTGACTGCCAAAGCTGTACGAGGTGCAGGTGGTGGAGATAGAGACGTTGGTGCAGCTAGAATGTATGATATGATGTCAGAATTAGAGAGGGTCGCATAATGGCAACACAAACTGTAGATCAAACCCAAACCGTTAGACTGGCTCCGTTCCAGGAAGATTTTCTAGCAGATATATTTGCAAGTGCTAAAGCCTTAACTGGTGAAGGCTCACAAATGCCTTTTGCCGAACAACAGTTGGCAGGTTTATCCGAGGGACAACAAGCGGCAATCTCAAATGCTTTATCTGGTGTGGGTGCGTTTCAACCTTTTATTGAAAAAGGTACAGAAGCGTTAGGGCAAGGAATAGGTGCAGTTGGTACTGGTCTTGGGACGATAGGAAGTGCAATAGGACAAACAGCTCAAGCTGGTTTTGATCCAACATCTTATCAACAATTTATGGATCCATTTACAGAAAGTGTTATAGCACAAACTCAAGCAGATATAGCAAGACAAGGTGCTATACAACAAGGAAATATAGGAGCAAGAGCCGCCTCTGCTGGAGCATTTGGTGGATCTAGACAAGCTATTGCAGAGCAAGAGTTAGCTAGAAATGTTATGGATCAACAAGCAAGAACTGGAGCACAGTTAAGATCACAAGGTTTTGCACAAGCACAACAACTAGCACAACAAGCTGCGGATCAAAGACTAAGACAAGCACAATTAACTGGACAGTTGGGACAAACAACTGGTGCTCTTGGAGCACAAATAGGACAGTTAGGTACTGCAACTGCTGGATTAGGACAGTTAGGGCAACAAATGGGTGTGCAAGATATTAATACATTATTAGGTATTGGTGGTCTGCAACAACAACAAGGGCAGAAAGAATTTGATGTTGCAAGAGCAAATCAACTCGCAGAACAAGCGTTACCTTTCCAACAAGTTGGATTCATGTCGGATATATTCAGAGGTGTTCCAGCACTGCAACAAACAACTTCTCAAACACGAACACCAGGTCCAAGCAGAGGATCACAGTTACTTGGTCTTGGGATCGCGGGTCTTGGAGCAATAGGACAGGCTGGTGGGTTTGGTAATTTCTTTGGTGGACCGAGGGTGGCATAATGAGCGTATTTAATAGACCTATGTTTAGAATACCAGGTATGAATAACAATCAGCCTGGTGGTATTATGGCTAGTGGACCGAATATAATGAGAGCTAGTTTTCCAGGTAATATTGTTACGTCTATTCCTCAACAAAATAATAATCTTCAAAGAATTACTTCTAATTTTTCAGTCCCAAAAGAGAGTGAGGTTGCAAAAAATAAGATATTAAGTAGGACAGAACAAAATATAAAGTTTGGTGGATTAAACGATCCAGATCCATCGCAAGAAAAAAGTTTAAAAGAAATAGAAAAAGACAATCTTTTAAAAAAATTTCAGAGAGAGGCACAGAAGAAAGAAAATATTAGAAAGGGTTCTCTGATGGTTGATTCACCTAGTGCGGTAGAGGGTTTTTTAGGTCAAAAAAAGAATGAGATTGATGAAGTAGGTGGAGATACACAGACTGAGGAGTCTTTTTCTGGTGGAGATATTTCTTTAAAAGACGCTCCTTTATCAAACGAAGGAACTGCTAATGCAGGTACAGAAGATAATACACAAGAGTCTGATATAAATATTTTAAGTGGTTTTCAAAGTAATCAAAAAAATTTATCTGACAAAGTACAATCAGCCATTACAAAGGTGGCAGCTGGTGTTGCAGAAGCAAACGATATAAGGATTGGTGGTAAAACATTAACTGAAAATGCAGATGCACTGTATGCTAAAATGCAAGAAGAAGGTAAAGAGCCTACTCTTGCAGACATACAAGACGATGCTATAAAATTACTAGGGTTTGATCCTAAAGAACTTCAAGGTGAATTTGAAGAGGATCGAAAAGCATCTATCTTTTTAAACATGATGAAAGCTGGTCTTGCTATTGCGGCTGGTGAAAGTCCAAATACTTTAACAAATGTAGCAAAAGGTTTTGCTGTCGGATTACAAGGTTACGGACAAGATGTAGATAAACTTACTACTCAATTACGAGAGGATCAAAGAGAAGCCAGATCGACTATGTATAATTTGTTAAAAGATAAGAAGTCAGAAGAGATTGCTAAAAGAGCTTTAGAGATACAAAAAATGAATGGTATTGTAAATCTACAAAGAACTCTTGTGGGTGATAAAAAAAATGATGCGATTCAACAATTCAATCAACAGATGGCTGGTTACAAATGGAACTTAGATTTATTGTCTACTGCTGCCGATTTACAATTCAAAGAAAAGTCACTTGCGGTAACAAAAGAAAATGCCGACAAAGTGTTTAAAGCTGCCCTTATAAAAGCAGAACCAGATGTTATTAAGATTTTAAAAAGAATGGGACACATTGGTGAGGACGGAACTCCTACTGATACAGGTAACGAGTTTCTAAAGAAATACCTTGATGAAGTTACCAAAGGCACTAGCACTCTGAAAGACAGTGAGTTTAATGTGAATAGAAGTATTATTGCAAGAGATGGTGTCATACCTAATACTTATATTAAAAAACCAGCAAATTATGATGACTTAACTAAAAGTCAAAAAGAATCATTTGGAGTTGCAGGTGTTGGTCTCGATGAGAAACTAACAAAAATTACTGGTCAACCTATACAACAGTTCAACGAACAAGTGAAGTTTATAAGATCAATGAAAAGTACAATTCCTAACTTAACTATAAGCATACAAGATCTACCGAATGAGGTTCTTAGATACATAAACAAAAAAACTAAAGGTGTAAAACTTGTTGATACGTTACAACAACAAGGAATACTGAGTGGTAACTAATGCCGAACTATATAGTAGATGGTAAAAGCTATTTCTTCGCAAATGAAATTAGTCAAGATGAAGCAGAAGAGATTGTAAAAAAATATTTTGGAGATGATAATCAAGCCTTGGCAGAAGAGGGCGAACCAGGATCAACATATAGTGACTATGAAAACCCAGAAGATGAAGGTGCTTTACAAGAAATAGCAGAGGGTTTTGCTTCTGGTGCTCTTGCTATACCACAAGGTTTAATTGAGACTGGAACGAGTGTTATTGATTTAGCAGCAGGTACAGATTTTACAAGTGCCGTAACTCAATCGTTTAATAATTTTAGGAATAGGCACGGTATAGATCCAGCAGGTGCCGCTGGTAAAATTACAGAAGGGTTAGTTCAGTTTGGTGTGCCAGGCATTGGTGCTGCTATGGCAGTTTCTAAGTTCAGTAAACTTGGTAGAATGGCAAGAGGCACAAGTAAAATGAGAGCCGATAAAGGTTCTTTAAAAACAATGAAAATTACGAAACAACCTTTAGATCCAAAACCATTAAGTCGTAGTCAAAAACTTGGATTAGCTGTACATCAGATCGCAGCGGCTGGTGCGGCAGATGCAGTTGTGGCTACAGATGGTACACAATCTCTTGGTGATTTTTTTGAAGGTGGATATGGTCCTTTCTTTGCCACAAAAGATCTTTTAGGTTTAGAGGGTAGGGAAAGAGCCGCGGCTAGAATATATAACAAAGTTTTAGCTCATGGTCTTACTGGCTCTATTCTAGCTGGAACTTTACCTCCAGTGATAGGTGCAGGATTTAATGTCTCTGCAAAAATAGGTGCAGCCACATCAAGAGAAGTTGGTCTTGCCGTTCCAGGTGCAGCGGTAGGTGCTGCCGTTGGAGCGTTTGATGAAGCGGCACAAGGAAAAGAATTAAAAGATTTTGATTTTGGAAAGATAGGAACGAGTGCAGCATATGGCGCTGGAATAGGTGCGGGTGCTGGCGTTGGGTCACGAGTCTTGAGAGCCACATCTAAAAAAGCTGGAGAGGCGATTGTAAAACAAGAGGACAGATACATAAGAGGTGAGTTCGCTGAGCCAGGTGTAATCAATACTCTACAGTCAGCAGTCGCAAAAACTTTATCGGCTTTTAGATCGAGAGGACTTTTACCAGGATCTGTAGCAAGAGTTAAATCTTTGGTAAATCCAGCCATTGAAGGCGACATAAAGATAGCAGAAAAAGCGTTAAAGGAAGTGGATAAAAAAATAGATGAAGTTTTAAAAGGAACCACTGAAGAGTTTGCAGATTATAGAAAACTACCAGACATAACAAAACAAAAATTAATTAATAATTTTATGGACGTTCTTGAGGGCGCTGATATAAGCACTCTTCGAATACCAAAAGCATTGTATGATGAGTATGTAAAAGCTAAAGAAATTATTGATGATTTATCTAGAAGAGTAATGGAAACTGGTGCAGCTAAAAGTTTACCAGAGACATCTGTTTCTGGCATAATGTCTAGAGACGAGTTTAGAAATCAAGTCATAGAAAACATAAACAAAGGTGGATACTTATCTAGAAACTATCAGATATTTAACGATAATAATTTTAAACTTTCTAGGAAAATGAGAAAAGAATTAGTTGATCAAATCGTTGAAGGTAGAGGCGTAGATATAAAACATGTTCAAAAGTTTTTAAAAGATGAACCAGAAAGTTTAAGATTTGATAATGACTTTGTTGAAAGATTTAGAGAAGGATTAAGAACAAGAGATCCAGCCAGAGCTAAATTAACTAGAACACAAGCTGAAAGATATATAGATAATGTTACAAATCATTATCAATCTTTAAAAAAATCTACAATTAAAGGTAACGCGGCAGTTTCTTTTGATGTCCCAGTTGTAAGAATGAATCCAGCTGTTTTAAATAAATCAAAAGTAGACAATGAAATACTTAGAACAATATTAGGTGAAGTGAGAAATCCAAAAGAAGCATACATGCACACCGTTGCAGAGCTATCTAATTTTATTTCAGCAGATGCTTTTTACTCTAGCTTTAAACAATTTGCAGACGACATGATCTCTAAGACAGCACCCGATCAAACACCTTTGTTTATTGACACAAATAAAATGATCGCTGCTAAACTTAGTGAGATAAATGCAGCTAGAGCACAACAAAATTTACCACTTGTATCAAGATTAAGTGAGTTAGAAAGATTCGATCCTACAGCAACAAAAAAAATCTTAAACGAAATAAGAGAAAATCTCAACTCAAGAGGTGGAAACATGGTGTATTCTATCTTAGGACGTAACGGTGATTTGGATCCAGGTACTTTTTCTGCGAACAGTGTATTTGGTGAGATGTATGGGTACGCTATTCCTAAACCGATGTACGAAGCATTGACCAATGTCATCAACGAAAGAACAAGTGTATTTGGAGATATATTTAGAGCCTTGTATTATCCGATGGTAAAATTAAAAGGTATTTCTCAGTATGCTAAAACTATTTTATCACCGATCACACAAGTTAGAAACGTCACATCTGCCTCTTTGTTTGCACTAGCAAATGGTAATGTTGGTAAAAACGCTAGTTTGTTTGAGTCGGTTGATATAGTTCTTAGAGATTTAATTGACAAAGAGCTTACAATAAAAGGTGGTGGCACGATTAAAAAATTCACGAGAGATCGTTTTGATTTTTCTTTGAATGATGAAGTTCTAGATTTCTTGGTAGATCTTCAAAGAAGAGGTGTGATTGGTAGTTCGGCACAACTTAGAGAGATACAAGCAAACTTAAGACAGAACTTAGGTTATAAAGGTGTGAATGATCCAACAGAAGTGGCTGCTCAAAGAGCACCTCAAGGTTCAGAATTAGACGATGTTAGCGTTGTATCTGATTTTGAAATAGCAAGAGGTGCTGCAAGAAACAGAAATGTAGAAGACTCAATAAACAGACAAGGTGATAGATTAGAATTTCCAAAAGATCCTACTGGGTTAAAAGATATGGGTGCTACTGTATTGAATGGATCTATGAACTTAGGTAAGCGTTTTCTTGATAAAGCAGAAGGTCTGTATAAAGGTGGTGACGACATTTGGAAAATATATAGCTATGCCTTTGAACTACAAAAGTTAAGAAACGCCAAAGCTAAAATAGGAACTGACTTCGCGGACAACGCTTCATTAAGAAGACAACAGTTAATAGAATTTGGCAAGCATATAGGAAAGAGAAAAGGTGAAGGTATCGAAGAGGCTATGAAAAGAAATGCCGCCGACACAGTTCGTAACACAGTTCCAAACTATGAACTTGTACCAGAGTTTATTAAAGGTTTGAGAGGCATACCTCTTGGAAACTTTATAGCGTTTCCAGCAGAAATTTTAAGAACTGGTTTTAATGTTTTAGATGTAGCAGCCAAAGAATTAGAAAGTCCTATACAGTCAATCAGAGAAATAGGAATGAAAAGATTGATGGGTGGTATAGCTTCTTTTGGTATAGTTGGACCTGGACTCCAAAAGATGGCACAGACATTGACTGATACAACTGACGAAGAGTTATCAGCTGCAAATAGACTTGCAGCAAGTTGGCAGAGGAACTCTTTATTAATACCAGTGGGTAGAGACGACAATGATAACTTTGAGTTTATTGATTTTAGTCACACCAATCCATACGATTTATTGTCTAGAGGTTATAGAGCTGCTTTGAACTCTTATAAAGAAGCAGATGCACAAAGTGCAGATTTTAAAGGTAAGATTAGAAAAGTTGCTTTCGACACTTTGAGTGAATACATGGTTCCTTTTCTAGATTACTCGATGGTTTTTTCTGCTCTTCAAGATTCTTTACCTACAGCAATGGGTGGTCGTGGAGGCAGAACAAGATCTGGTGCAAAAGTATACAGACCTCAAGATTCAACTGGTGTGGCATTTGAAAAGTCTCTGTTGCATATGTTCAACACAATTTTACCAGGAGCTATACCAATCAGAATACCAGTGGGTGCAGATCTAGGTATTGCTGGAGGTAACTTTCAACCAGTTAAAGGAATAGAAAAATCTAGATTTTTAAGAGGTGTGTTTGGTCCAGAAGGTGAACCAGAGCCTACCACTGGTAAAACTTACAAACAAGGAGCAGAATTATTTAGAGCATTTACTGGTTTAAATAGTCAAACTCTTGATCTTCCTAGACTTTTAGAATTTAAATCACAAGAATTTAAACAGAAAAGATCTGGTACTGCTACACTATTTAACGAAGTTTTAAGAATTGAAGACGCTTCTCCAGAACAAATTATAGAAGCATACAGAAGAGCAGATGACGCTAGACTCAAGGTGTTTAGAGAAATGGCTGTATCTGTAGACGATTTAGAAACTTTAGGATTGGGTGTAGGAGAAATTAGAAAAATAATGAAAGATGCTCAGTTAGGTAAAGAGGAGATTAATTCTATTCTTAACGACATTTACATTCCTTTCAAACCAAGCCGAGAAAAATTAATAGATGCTCAAAACAAAAAAGGTCTTTTCATTCCGTTTGGAGAGCTAAGTATATTGAGATCTATGAGAAGAGGAGACTCTTTAAGAAAAGAAGAAGAGCCAGTAGCAGATCCAGTCAGTAATTTATTTGGCATTACTCCTAATCAAACTCCTACGAATCTTCCAAATTTTGGTGGAGCACCCACAAACGTAGTAGAATCTCAGACAGAGCCTTTCTTTAATAATGTACAGACTGCAAGTGTTCAACCAAGTGCTGGAGTTAGAACAACTCCTTCTTTTCTTGGAAGTAACCCAGAAGAAATTTTAAAAAATTTAGACATAGCTAGGAGAACTGGATGAGGCTATCACCACATTTCACTTTAAGTGAATTTACAAAATCACAAACAGCAGAACGAAAAGGTATCGACAATACACCAGAGCCAATACATATTAAGTGCATGGAAACGCTCTGTATAAATGTATTAGAACCTATCAGAGAACATTTTAACAAACCCATGACAATAAATTCTGGGTATCGCAGT